AGAGAAGATAATACATCATCTGGTTTGGCAACCTCAGCAGCATTTGGAACTGGCTCTGTTAGTAATATTACAATGACACCTATTGGTAATGGGTGGTATCGGGTTGCTGCTACTGGCATTATAGATTCTAGCAGTACGTCAGGAATACTATCTATATTTTTAAATAATGGCACATCATACACAGGCGATGGTACATCCGGTATCTACATCTTTGGCGCTCAGTTATCAGACTCAGCTTCACTAGACACTTACAGCTATAATCCAGTAGCAGCACCTACTTCTACTGCTTACTACGGCCCAAGATTCGACTACGACCCTGCTACTTTAGCGCCAAAAGGTTTGTTGGTTGAGGAGCAGAGGACTAATTTACTGACCTATAGTAGTGCGTTTGAAAATACGGCTTGGGCAAAAACTAATGCAACTGTTACCGCAAATGCTTTAAATGCCCCTGATGGTACAAGCAATGCGGATTTGATAACGTGTTCAGCAGCTGCAAACAACATTGTTCAGGCTATTACAACAGCTATATTGATCGGCGATAGTTACACAAGTTCAGTATATTTAAAAGGCGCTGGCTCAGATATTGGCAAAGATGTTTGGTTAGCTGTTCGTAGGGCAGGTGCTGGAACTTTAGAGCAGGGTGCCGTAAAACATACGCTTACAAATTCATGGGTAAGAGTGACCGCGTCTTTGGCGTTTACTACTGTTCAAACAGGTGTAAGTCTCGATATACGAACAGACTATTCAGGTGGTACTCCGGCAAGCTCTTTTTATGCTTGGGGCGCTCAATTGGAAAAAGGCTCATTCGCTACTTCATACATCCCAACAACCTCAGCTACCGTAACTAGAGCAGCAGATAATGCTTCAATGGTGGGTAGTAACTTTAGTAGTTGGTATAACCAGAGTGCGGGGACTATTTACTGTGCAAGTGATTCTCCGCTAACTACAACTACTGCTCAAATGAATTGGTATATTAGTGATGGAAACACTAACAATACGATGTTTAATCGTAAAAATTCATCAAATTTAAATGCAACAGCTGTAGTTTCAGGAGGTGTGACCCAAGGGGATATAACTTCCTTCTCGACTATCGCAGCTTATAGTACAGTTAAAGCAGCTTTTGCATATAAATTAAATGATTTGGCTATTAGTGTTAATGGTGCGAGTGTTGGAACCGACCTAGCAGCGACTATACCTACTGTTGATAGAATAAACTTAGGACAAAATACCGCTAATGGGCAGATACTAAACGGTCACATCCAATCCATCAAATACTACCCAACACGTTTACCTAACGGCACATTACAAGGGTTAACAGCATGATTGATTATTGCTTAAAGTTTAAAGACCAAGCCGAGGCTGACAAGGTATTAGCGGATATCAATGCATCGGTTGACATGATCGGAACAATCCATAAGCCGACGGGTAAAATGCTGAAAGATGAAGATGGCAACGAATATCCAGCGTTTGCAGCAATAGACGGTTATCATGTGAATGTCAGAGCAGGTGAAGAAATTCCCACTTTAGATACTTACAAAATCGAACCAAAAACACCTTCAAGGGTTTGGGCATGAAAGGCGTAGGCATAAGAGCATTAACACCTAAGCAAGAGGCGTTTGCCAAACTTGTGGCTGATGGTAGCGATAAGGCTAACGCTTACCGAATAGCTTACAATTCAGGTTTTAGCAAACAAGGCTTGGCAACTAAAGGCAGTGAAACCGCTAAACGTCCAGCAGTAGCGGCTAGAATTGCAGAATTAAAAGCAGATGTTCGAAAACTTGAGTTATGGTCAAAAGAAGATTCAATTCGAGCATTAATTAACGTCATTAATGATCCAGATAAAAAAAGCGATGTTGTAACAGCGGTTAAAGAACTAAACAACATGCACGGTTTCAATTCAGCAACAGAACTCAAACATACTGGCGATATTGCTATTACTCAAATTGTAAGAAAGATTGTTGATGCAACTTCAGATTGAAACACCACGGGCATTTTTGCCACTATTAAAGCCAAGCCGATACAAAGGCGCGCATGGTGGTCGTGGCAGCGGAAAATCTTATTTTTTTGCTGAATTATTGGTTGAACGCTGTTTAATGCAAAAAACCCATGCGGTTTGTATTCGTGAAATTCAAAAGTCTTTAAATCAGTCAGTAAAAAAACTGATTGAAGAAAAAATTGAAGTATTGGGCGTTCAAAAACATTTTGAAATCCAAGAAACATTGATTAAAGGCAAAAACGGTTCGCTAATTATCTTTCAAGGTATGCAGAATCACACAGCCGATACAATCAAATCGCTTCAAGGTTATGACATTGCATGGTGTGAAGAAGCACAAAGCTTATCATCACGTTCACTTGAATTATTACGGCCAACTATTCGTAAAGAAAACTCAGAAATTTGGTTTAGCTGGAATCCAGACCAACCAACTGACCCTGTTGATGAGTTTTTACGGTGCGAAAATCCACCACCTGATGCAATAGTATGTGAAGTAAACTATATGGATAATCCGTGGTTTCCTGATGTATTGCAACAAGAAATGGATTACGACAGATCGCGTGATCCAGACAAATATCTCCATGTTTGGTGTGGTGGCTACAATACAAACTCAGAAGCCAGAGTTTTTAAAAACTGGACAATCAAGGAATTTGAAGCGCCGCTTGGCATGATGTTTAGATTAGGTGCTGACTGGGGATTTGCTAAAGATCCAACGGTTTTGGTTAGATGCTTTGCAGTAAATAACAAACTGTTTATTGATTATGAAGCGCACATGGTTGAGTGTGAAATACCAAACACACCGGATTTGTTTCGTCGTGTTCCGGAATCGGACAAATGGTTTATTACCGCCGATAGTTCACGGCCTGAAACAATATCATACATGCGAAAACATGGATTTCCTAAAATCAATCCAGCCGAAAAAGGAAAAGGCAGTATTGAAGATGGAATTGAGTTTCTAAAATCGTTTGATATTGTTGTTCATCCGCGATGTGTTGAAACAATTAAGGAATTAACACTGTATAGCTACAAAGTTGACCCATTGACTGGAACTGTTATGCCAATATTTGAAGATAAAAATAACCATGTAATTGACGCATTACGCTATGCATGTGAAGGCATTAGAAAAGCCAGCAAAGTTAAAACTGTTAAACCAATCGTCCAGCCGTATCGTCAATACGATGTCGGCATAATGTAACTATTAATCAAGAGCCGTTATGTACAACGATATTTATCCACAGCAAAATAAAGATAATGCCGCTACCAATTATTTCGATGGTGAAGATATTGGCTTTATGCAAGAACAAGAACGATTGGCAAAACTTAAAGCGTTTGCTGGTAAATTAACGCAAAAACGCAAAGAAGCCGAAGATGGTAGACGGCAATCTGGCATTGAAGATAAATGGAACGAGGACGATGATCATTACAACGGCATCGACAATGCTAATCGCAAAGAAATGATGTTGAAATCACCATCGGTTGCAGGTAGTCCGTACTATCTGAAGCCAATGACTGATGATCAAGTACGTTCAACCGTGTTTGTGAATATTACTGCGCCTTATGTTGATATGGCTTCAAGTCGTGTAGCTGACATGTTGTTACCTACCGATGATAAACCGTTTATGATTAAAGCCACGCCAATTCCCGATATTGAAGCGGCTATTCAGAATAATGATCCAATGCCTAGTGGACAACATACAGTAGGTGAAGCGGCTCAAGCGTTTGTTAAAGAGGCCAATGACAAAGCAACCAAGGCTGAAACTCAAATTTGGGATTGGTTGATTGAATCAAATTGGCATTGTGAAGCGCGTAAAGTATTAGAGCAAGCGGCAAGAATCGGCACGGGTGTAATGAAAGGGCCATTTCCAGAAGTACGCAAAAAACGCAAAGTAACTAAATCAGAAGATGGCATTGCACTAGAAATTGTTGAAGAAATAAAGCCGGCTTCAAAATTTATTGATGTTAGGAATTTATATCCTGATCCAACATGTGGTGGATGTATTCACGATGGCTCATATATTTTTGAAAAAGACGAAATAAGCTTGCGCCAATTGCGTGACCTTAAAGGATTGCCAGGCTATATTGATTCTGAAATTGATGCTTTGATAAAAGAAGGCCCAAATAAAAAATACATCAATACGCGTGGCGATGCAAAAGACCAAGATAAGTTCGACATTTGGTACTACCACGGCGAAGCTAACGCAGACGATTTGCAAGCAGCAGGATTAGACGCAGAAGAAGGCGATGAAATCCCTGTTGTTGTTGTAATGATTAACGATAGAGTGATTAAAGCCAGTGTCAGTATTTTTGATAGTGGCTCATTTCCATATGACGTTATGGTTTGGCAACGTCAAATTGATCATTGGTGCGGTATTGGTGTTGCAAGACAAATTCGCACACCACAACGAATTGTTAATGCGGCAACTCGCGCAATGTTAGACAATGCTGGCGTAGCGGCAGGTCCTCAAATTGTTATACGCCGTGGTGCAGTCACTCCAGCCGATGGTGAGTGGAGCGTTACGCCAATGAAGCTTTGGACAGTTGATGAAGATGCTGATGTTAATGATGTTGCTCATGCTATTCAAGCAATTCAGATACCAACCATGCAAGCTGAACTTCAAAACATTATTAAATATGGTTTTGAATTAGCGGAAAAATCCACCAATATGCCATTGTTAATGCAAGGCAATCAAGGCAATGCAACGGATACCGTTGGTGGCATGACAATTCTTGATCGTAATGCTTCATCAGTATTACGCCGAATTGCTAAAATTTGTGATGATGATTTAACCGAGCCGCATATTCAACGTTATTACGAATGGCTATTAATTTATGGTGAAGATGATTCGTGTAAGGGCGATTTTTCTATTGTGTCATTAGGTAGTACAGCGTTTTTTCAACGTGATGCAGAAAACCAAGCAATTATGCAGTTATTGCCATTAGCAGGTAATCAAGGATTCCATCTTGATCCAGATAGACTAATGGTGGAAATCTTAAAAATGAATCGGATTAGTCCTGAGCGCGTTAGATACACTGATGCTCAAATTATGGAAATGCAAAAAGCCGCTCAACAAAATCCACCTGTTGATCCTAGAATTGAAGGACAAATTAAAGTTGAGCAATTGCGTCAACAAGGCGATATGCAACGCGAACAATTGCGCCAACAATCAACACAAGCTGAATTAACACAAAAAGCCAAGCTTGATGAATCTGAAATCGCTTTGAGAATTCACTTAGCGCAAGAAGAAATGCAACATGCTAAAGAAATGAAGCAAATGGAATTAAATCTTGAAATGATGAAATTAAGCCAAGCGCAAAATATTTCTTTAGATGAAATTAAAGCCAAGCTATCAAGCGATGTAATGAAGCTAAGAACACAAAAAGAATTGTCAGAACAATCATTAATGGCACAAGCTGGCGCACAAGGCAGAGAACACGCTTATGCAAAACAAGTAGCAACACCAGTTGTTGAACCTGCTGGCAGAGCTGATAACGGTCATGCATTTGAACAATGATTTTATTGACTTTTTAAATTAAACAGCGTTTAATTAACTACGAATATGCTACTTACTAAAACAGAACAAGAATCAATCCTTTGGAAAAAAATAGAAGCCCGTTTAAACGAGTTACTAGAATCCGATAGGCGAGCATTGGAAAAGATTAGTAACAGCGTCGAAATGACCGCAGTAATTCGCGGTCGAATTAAAAGAACCCGTGAGCTAATCGCTTTCGGTTCGGCCACAGAAGTGACTGAAAATTTTGATAACTAACTAAAAGGCTATCGCAATGAGTGAAAATTTATTTGAATCGAATGACGATTTTGATGATGTTGACGATAATGAACAATTAGAGCCGACACAAGATGAAGTAATCGAGGATAATTTTAATGAGGGCATTGCTATAGCCCGAAATGAAGAACATGAAACACCGATACTAGAAAGCTCATTTTCTTTATCAAAAGAAGATTGGGAAGAAGTCGCGGCAAAAGCTAAAAGTTATGATGACTTGCAAGAAAGATTGACTAAAACACACGACAAAGCGTTCGGAAAAATTGGCCAATTAGAACAAGAGTTAAAAGAACTTAGAGCTATTAAAGCACAGCAATTTGAATCTACACCCATTACAAAAGAAACATTTAAAAATGTAACTGAATATTTTGCGGATGAAGATTTTGCTGAAAAGCTTGCAAGTGATTTAGCTGGTATTCAATTTGGTGGCAATGGTACTTCATCATCTGAACTTGAAGTTATTCGACAAGAAATTGCATCGTTTAAACAAGAATCAGAAATAAAAATACTAACCGTTTTACACCCAGACTGGAAAGACGTAGTAAATAAGCCTGAATTTGACACTTGGCAACAATCTTTAAGCCCAGAAGGGAAAGCAGAGTTGGCCGCTTTGCAATCTGAAAAATGGGATGGATTACAAGCGGCAAAAGCTATTACAGGTTTTAAAAGCTGGGAAAAACGAAAAGCTGATGC